TAACTACATAAACCAAAGTCTAACTTTAAAAGACAGAGAATGGGTATGCCCTGAATGTGGAACAAAACATGATAGGGATTATAATGCAAGCATTAACATTGAAAAACAAGGTTTAAAAATACTGTCTGTTTCAGGGATTGAGTCGGACAATAAACAAAAACAGGGTGAGGCGTTGTCAATAGACGAGTCTTTGACCCCTGAAGCCAATTTGCGTTAGCTAATTGGTAATTCACAACAAAATTATGTAAGAATAGTTTCGCTGGTTACGCAATTGAACAAATCAAATTTGCCAGAAAAAGTTGAAGATGAATTTGCAAATAATTTGTTAATTAAAATAAGAAGAACCATCTATCAAAAACTTTAAACAGTTGTTTTATAAATCTTTGGATTTATTAGTAACCATCGGTTGAAAAATAAATTAAAAATAATTTTGTTTTTATGTTATTTTTGGTTAATTTTGAAAAAAAAATTAATATTTAATAAGAAACATAAACCAAAAAATGACAGAGAAAAAATATAAAAACTCAAATTTAAACAACTCATCTACAATATCGGTAGTATCAGAAATGGTAATGGAAAGCTTAGAAGAGCCTCCTCTTGTCGAGACGATTGACAAAGAAAGGCAAAAAAAACAAAATATAAGCGACTCATCAAAGGAATTTATAAAAAAACACTTCCCAAACACAACAATAGAACAATGGAATGACTGGAAGTGGCAGTATAAAAATAGTATAACAACCACGGAACAGTTACAAAAATTCTTACATCTTTCAGAAAGCGAAACAATAAAAGAAGATAACGTTGAAAAGTACTTACCATTAAGAATTACTCCTTATTATTTAAGTTTATTGGATGATTTTGATGCGTCACAACCTTTAAGGAAAACTGTTATTCCTTCCGTTAATGAATATTATATTGGAAAGGATGAAGTTCTTGACCCATTATGCGAACACGGAGATAGCCCTATACCAAACTTGGTTCATAGATACCCAGACAGAGTTTTGTTTTTAGTTTCTAATACTTGTTCTGTATATTGTAGATATTGTACTAGGTCTCATATGGTAGCCAAAGATTGTAAAGAAATATTTAATGATTTCGAACCTGCTTTTAAATATATAGAAGAAAATCCTCAAATACGCGATGTTCTATTGTCAGGAGGAGACCCATTACTTCTTTCTGATGGTAAACTAGAATATTTTTTAAGAAGGCTAAGAGCAATACCTCATGTTGAAATAATAAGAATAGGCACAAAGGTTCCTGTTGTATTGCCTCAAAGGATAACGGATAACTTAGTTAATATGTTAAAAAAGTATCATCCTTTATTTATGAGTATCCACTTTACGCATCCAGATGAATTAACAGAAGAATGTAAAGAAGCTTGTTTAAAATTGGCTGATGCAGGAATTCCATTAGGTAGTCAAACTGTTTTACTTAAAAATATAAATGACGACATAATTGTAATAAAAGAACTTTTCCATAATTTATTAAAAATAAGAGTTAAGCCTTATTACTTGTATCAATGCGATTTAATTCCTGGTTCTAGTCATTTTAGAACTCCAATTAAAACTGGACTTAATATAATGGAAAAATTAAGAGGTTTTACTTCAGGTTATGCGATGCCTTATTTTGTTGTTGATGCTCCAGGTGGAGGGGGTAAGATTCCTTTGCTTCCAGAGTATTGTTTAGGTAAGAAAGACGGTAACATAATTTTAAGGAATTACGAAAATAAAGAATTTAAATATCCAGATAATATTTAATTTTTTGGTGCTATTTATATTAAATTAATAAAAAATATATAATAAACTAAATCTCATGGAAAAACAAGACACAGCAAAGAAAAGCCCATTAATTTCTCATATAAAAGACTTTTATTCTCCAAAAGAACTTGGTATTAACTGTCCAAAAGATAAAGAACACGATATAGATTGGACTGGAAATGATTTAGAATATTGCAGATGCAATGATTGTAACAATACATTTAAACACGACAAAAAATTAGTTGGAGAGAACAGTGAAGGTGCAAATTTATATAAATCAGGTACTGAAAAAAGACAAAAATTAATTAATGATATAATTGATGCTTTAGAAAAAGAAGATTATGTAGATACTTTACAACATAATATAAGTATTCTTGGTTCAGCAAAAATAATTAATATTTTAACTGATTTTGTTAAAAAATATTACGAAAAAAACAAAAGCAAATATGATTTTGCAGGAATGCCAAACGCAGTTGCAGAACACCTTGCAGAAACATTATATACTTCGCTTTTTCTTACAAATTTACAGAACAGATTAAACGAAAAAACTGCAATCAACGAAGAACAACAAAGAATGCAATTTTTGGCTGGAATTTTAACAGAAGGTAAAAAAAGTTAAATTATAAAGAAGTTTAGATTTAAAATAATATTTTAATTTAAGAAACTACGTATTTTTTTGCGTGGTTTTTTTGCTTTTTTGAAAAAAATGTCGTATATTTGTTTTTTAAAAATTAATTATGAAACAAATCCTGATAGAAAAATACATTGAGCCGTCAGAGGTAATAATAAAAGGCAATTATACCTACAAAAGTTGGTTTAACAAAAATTATTATTTACATTCTTTTATGTGTCAACCTGCTTCTATTATATATTATAATGGGCAAATAATTTCTCAAGAGTGGTTTAAAAAAGGCGTTAGACATAGAGACGGAGACCTGCCTGCTTATATTGGTTATTATAATGGACAAATAAGTTCTCAAGAGTGGTTTAAAAAAGGCGTTAGACATAGAGACGGAGACCTTCCTGCTTCTATTGGATATAAAAATGGACAAATAGAAAAACAAATTTGGTATAAAAAAGGCGTTAGACATAGAGACGGAGACTTGCCTGCTTATATTGACTATGATAATGGACAAATAATTTATAAAGAGTGGTATAAAAATGGAAAAAACAGTTAAATGAAACAACTCCTAATTGAAAAATACATTGAGCCATCTGAAATTAAAAATGAACTTGGTTGTATTATTTATTTTTGGCATGATAACTCTGGGCGTTGTCACAATTTCTTAGGTCAACCTTCTGAAATATGGTATGAAAATGGACAAATAGTGTATAAAGTTTGGCACAAAAAAGGCGTTCAACATAGAGACAAAAACCTACCTTCTTTTATTTATTATGATAAAAGCCAGGAAATAGAACAACATTGGCATAAAAACGGTAAGTGCATAAAAGCTGTTGAACTTTAAATTAAACACAAGGCAAATCCTCATCCGAACCAAACTTAAAATATTTTATTTTTTCATTAATTTCTAAAACAATATTTTTTCGAAGCTCTGGAGTGTTTAGCTCAAAGATATATCCTTGCAAAATTTCTGAAATATCATCGTAAACTTTATTATTAATATAATTCAAACAGCATTCCTATTGGTGTTCTAAATATTCAGAGCTATACTTTTCAATCAACAAAAACTTTCTTCTTTTTGAATTTTTGGTTTTAATTCTAATATAAAGTTCTTGAGTTGGAATTTCTTTCTTCACACCAATATCTCCTATAGAAAAAGAAAAAACATTATTTCCCATTTAATTATTATTTAAATATTAAGTTCTAATCGTATATCATTAAATTAGAAATCTTTTCTTTTTTGAAGGTCTTTATATTTATCTTTTTTGGGTCAAGATTATTCTCCAAAAGAAACTGTTCAATAGTAGGAACAGCAAGGTCGAAATAGTCTTTTAAAGCTTCCTCATAATCCTTTATCTGCTGTTCTGTTAAACTATTTTTATCAATTTCAATTCCAGTTAAGTAATTTACATTCTTATTATCCAGTTCTGTAAACTTATTATAAGATTCTTTTACAAAGCTAGGATTTAGAAGTTCTCTGCTTTCAATACTGTCTTCTGATTTCTTATAATTAAATGTCGCCTTTTTCATATTTTAAATATTTAATTAAGTTCTTAAACAAAGATAAGATAATTAAACAGAAAAAGCAACTTTAAAACAAAATAATTTATTTTTTTTCATTTATTTTTTTCAAACACAAAGCAAACGCTATCAAAATGTTGATTTTTTGAACCAGTTTAATCTGCTATCAATTAAATAATTCCAGTTCATTAGATTTTATCGTTCTATTTTAAAATTTAATTTAAACAATGTCAAAAACATAGAGCAAACCCAAGCAAAATATATGTATTTTTTTTCATAAAAAACCCGTTTATTATTTTTTTTAAATATTTATGGTAAATGTTTTTAATTAAGTTTTGTTCCATGAAAGATAACACTCTAATTTTCGGTTTTAAAGATTTCAGCGATTTATTAAACAGTGCATTCGGATTTAAATATTTTTCTGCAACAGCTTTTTTTTCAATAGTAACAACAATAAATGCATTTCTTACACAATATATATACGATGACGCGAAAGCCGTTTATTTTCTTGTTTTCTTAATTGCATTTGATGCCTTTACTGGTATCTGGAAAGCTTTTAAACATAAAATATTTAGAAGTAGTAGACTTCCACGAATATTGGTCATTATGGTTCTTTATGTAAGTTTACTTGGAATTAGCTGGAATGCTGCAAGGTTTAGTTCTTTTTACTTTTGGCTACCTTCAGTTGTATACGGTGGAATGATTGGAACTTTAATGATTTCAATTGCTGAAAATATTATGCTTCTTGGATTTATGCCAAAAGAACTATATTATAATATAAAAGATAGAATAAAAAGTTATTTTTCTTTGGAAAGCATAATTAAAAATAACAAAAAGAAAAAGAAGAAATAGTTTATTGTAAAAAACAGGTTTTTATTAATTCCCCGTTTTTACACCAATCTTGATAACTTGTTTGTTCATTATTATAACAAATATAAGCAGGCAGTGCTCCGTCTCTATGTATAACTCCTTTTTTATACCACTGTTTTATTATTATTTGTCCATTTTTATAACGAATATAAGCAGGCTGACCCATGAACGAATGCAAATCATAATTTCTATCAAACCAACTTTTATAAATCCATCCTCCATCTGTTTTTATTTCCGATGGTTCAATATATTTTTCAATTAAAATTTGCCTCATTTTAAATTATTTTTAGCTCTAAAATGCAAATATAATTAAAAAAACTTGATTTTCCAAGAAAAAAGAATTATATTTGTAATATATTTATTAAAAATTTAAAAACTTTATAAAATTTAAAAAAATGGACAAAGAAAAAATTACAAAAGAAATTGCAATAAATGCTTGGGAAAAAGCATGTAGAGTTGCTGAAATCCCATCTTATTTCATTCAAAACAACACTTACGAGTGTACTATAATGGTTGATACTGGAGTTATGAAAGATGAGTTTGTAGAACTACAACTATCTAAATCTCCTTATGATGTTAAGGAAGATAAAAAGAAATATAATTTAAGAATTGTTTTTTCAGGAACTATATGTTATAAAGAATTCGATATAGAAGAAGAAGAAGCTCAAGAAATGTTTGATTTGTTCCAAAAAGAAGATTTTAAATTAAGAAAAAAAACAATTGACAAATTAACAAAAAAGGGGGAATCAATTTTGGAAAAATTTTTGACGTTGGATATTTAAAAAACAACTTAAAATTAAGCCTCGTTTTTATTAAATGGGGCTTTTTTTGTTTAAAAAAACACTATTTTTAAAAATATTTTGTAAAGTTGTAACCTTTTAAGATTATTTTTTGTATTATACATTATAATTTTAAAAATACAAACCTTAAAAAATGAAAAAAAAGACAACCGAATCTTTTATAGAAGAATCTAAAAAAATACATGGAGATACTTTTGATTATTCTGAGGTAGTTTACGATGGATTATATAAACATGTAAAAATTAAGTGCAAAGCAAAAGGACACGTATTTAAACAAACTCCAAAAACACATTTTAGATGCAAAAGCTGTCCTGTATGTAAAGGCGGTAAAACTACAACAACAGAAAAAATTATAGAAAAATTCAAAGCTGTTCATGGAGATAAGTTTGATTATTCTTTAACAGAATTTACAAACTACAGAAAAAAAGTGAAAATAATTTGTTTAAAACATGGAGTTATAGAAATTGCAATTAGTTCTCATTTGAAAAGCAAAACAGGTTGTTATAAATGTAGTAATGAAAAAACTACATCAAATTTAAGAAAAACAACACAAGAATTTATAAAACAAGCCTCAGAAATACATAAAAACAAATATTTGTATACAAAAACCAATTATATAAACAATGCCTCAAAAATAATCATAACATGCCCAATTCACGGTGATTTTAAACAAGTAGCTTCTGCACATTTAATGGGAAATGGTTGTCCAAAGTGTGCTGACATACTAAACGGTTTAAAAAAAAGAAAGACAACAGAACAATTCATAGAAGATTCAATAAAAATTTTTGGAAATAGATATGGTTATGATAAAGTTGAATATACCACAGGAGATTCTGAGGTTTTAATATTTTGTAAAAAACACAATTATTACTTCAAAATCATACCATATTATTTTCTAAGCGGAAGTGGATGCCCAAAATGCACAGAATCCAAAGGAGAAAGAAAAATATCAGACTTTTTAGATAAAAATAAAATAGAGTATAAATCACAAAAATCTTTTAACGAATGTAAGAATATAGCAAAATTATTATTTGATTTCTATATAAAAGATAAAAATTTATTAATTGAATATGACGGAGAATTACACTTTAAAGAAATTGAGGCTTTTGGAGGAAAAAAAGCACTTGAAAATACTAAAAAAAGAGATGCTATAAAAACAAAATTTGCAAAAGATAATGGTATTAAATTATTAAGGATAAAATATACAGAATTTAAAAACATAGAGGATATTTTAAGAAAAGAATTGTTATAACTTTATTTTAATTATAAAAATTTTCTACTATTTATTAAAAAGAAAATCAAAACTTCTATGTGGGAACCAATTAAAAAACTTGAAGAAATACAACAACTGAACGATAATATATTTAAAAGAATAGATGAATTGTTCGGTTTTGGGAAGAAAGCTGAACAACCAAGTGTTGTAAATAAATATAAGCAATCCATAGACAGTGGAGAAGAATGTAAAGCATACGGAACAACTCCAAATAATTTATTTTGGAGTGAAGTTGGTTCAAAAGAAGCTTGGATTGGAAAAAACAAAAACCACGTAAACGACATAACTGAATTTATTTCAAAAAGAGACCTTCGATGCTATGATTTAAAAAAAGACCCTTATAAGATTGCATGGTTATTTTCTCCAGACACTAAATTTGAAGCTGAAAAAATATGGGGTGAGCCATCTAAGAGACCAGGAGAAATTTATTTTAAAGGAACTTGGAAAGGTGGAGATTTTAAAGGTTTATGGGTAGAAGGTTCTAAATTTGAAGGAGGGTTATTTAGTGGGAAGAAAGTTGGAGATACACAACCTGAAGAAAGTTCAAAAGTAACAAGAAAACCATTCACAATAAATATCCAACCAGGATTGGAATTTCACAACTTATTAATAGAATTATTAGATTCTAAAGAAGTACAGTTATATAATAAAATAGTAAACGATATAAATAGTGGTAAATTTGAATCTGACCTTAAAAAGGTTCATAGAATGATTAGAACTGGAGAACTTGATGGATATGGCAACCTTCAAACATTAAGTTTTTTATTTCCACAAAAAGGAACAAACTCTTTATCAATTACCAAAGAAGAAGCTGAACCATTGTACGAACTAATTCTATTCAAAAAAATAATTATAGACAACATAATTAAAAAAGACGGAACACCAAATGTTCATTTTCAAAATGCTGTAATAAAAGGGATAAAAAGTGTTCTTGGAATTAACATAGCACAGGTTCCAAAAACTCAAGCCACTCAAACTGCTACTACTGCTCAAAAAGTAGTATCTCCAGCAAAAGCTAAATAGTTTTTGTATCATACTTTATTTATTTTAATTTACCGAAAATTATGAGGTAAATACAACAATTATTCTCCAAAAAACATTTTTTTATAAAATAAATCATTTTTTTGTAACTTCTACAAAAATAAATTTGTATTATATGTTACAATTAAAAATTTAGAAATTTAATCATTAATTTTTGTAACTTTTTTGTTTAAATTTCGTTTAATAAATAAAACATATTAATTATGGAAACTAATAAAATAAAATGCTGGTCAAGAAAAACTACCATAAACTAAAAAGGAGAAATTGTTCCTGAAAAAGAAGAGGCAGAACAAAAGAAAGAAGAAAGTTTTGAAGCTGACCCATTCTTAGTGAAAAGACGTACATTTAAAAGCGAGTATAACTTAAATAATAAAGAAACAGTAAAAGAACAAATAAGCTATACCGAAGAAATT